ACAACACGCCGGCCGCCGTGCGCGTGATCGTGTAGCCGCGAATGCCGGCCGCCGGATACCGGTCCCGGCCAGGCGTCCAGCACAGTTCCGCGACGACGCCGTGCCAGGTGCGGATCGTGTTCATGCGCTACGGCGCCATCGTCCAATTGCCCGCGGCGACCCACGTCCCCTTGATGGTGACGGCGCCGTCCGCGGGACAGTCGACCCCGGCATCGACGTAGCCGAGCCCAGAGAAAAACGCCGTCGCGTCGAGCGACGACGGGATCAACTTCAGCCCGACCGGCGTCCCCGCGAACGCCGCATCGAAGATCGTCACGTCGCTCGCATCCCAACAGCCGCCGATGTCGCCCTTGTAGTCGGGCAGGCCTTTGACGTACTGCTTGTTGGTGTCGCCGAAACACGTCACATCGACGTTATCGCTCGCGGCGTCGAGCGTCCACGAGTTGAGCGACGCGATCAACACGTAGGTCGTCGAGCCCGCCGGGTCCATCATCACCGAGCCGTTTTTGCCGTGTCGTCGTGCCATCGTTGCTCCTTTAGGCCGGCGTGAACATCACGTCGTAGAGGCCGCCGCGGTGTTGCCACATCTGATCGGGATTGTTCGGATCGGGTTCGGTATACGCGATGCGTTCACTGCGCCGCGTGAGCGTGAGCACATAGCCGGTCGGCGTCGGCAGCGCGCGCATGACGGTATCGATGCGCGCCGCGGCCTGGTTCGCGACGGTCACCGAGTTGTCCTTCACCAGCGCCTTGACCATGTACGTGAATTCTTCAAACGCGGTGCCCTGGAATTGGTCGACGTCGAGATGCGCCGGCAGCATCACGACCGCGCATCTCGTTTTGCTCTGCGGCGCGATCCCGAAGTAGACGCCGTCCGGCAGCAGGCCCATCAGCGTGCTATCCGCATAGAGCGCGCTGATGACGGCGGTGTCGACCGCGGCGCTATCGGCCAAAACCCGAGACCGTAAAGCCGTGGTTGCGGACGAGCGCGACGAGCGCGGCTTCCATCTCGCGCCGTTCGCGTTGGGCAATGCCGACCAGCCCGCGGTTGTAGTGCGTGATCATCCGGCCGCGGTTCCAGCCCTTTTCCGTGCGCCGGTTCACCGTGCCGAATTCCCAGAGGTGCGCGTGCGGCGCCTCGGAGCGGACCGTCCCGGTCGCGAAGCCGCGGCGATTGATGCGGAACCGTTTCTTGACACCCTTGCGCAAGTTGCCCGTGTCGCCTTCGGGATAGCTGGCGACGAGCGCGGCGGCCGCCTCGTTCATCGTCCGCTTGACCTCGTCGTTGGCCTGCTGCTCGATCTTGTCGGGGAGTTGCACCAGCGCGGCGCGGAGCTCGGCGAGGCCGGTCACGCGCAGACTCACAGCGCCTCCTCGCAGGCGAGCACGAGCTCGACGTGCCGCTCGTCCGGATCACTGATGCCGGCGATCGAGAACGTGCGATCCGTCCCGTTGTCGTGAAAGACGACCGTACTAACGAGCGAGACGCCGGCCACGTACGGGATCGTGACGATGTGCGAGGCGCTCGCGACCACGATGTTCGGCATGGCCCGCTCGAGCGCGCGCACACTCGCCGGCACGATCTCGCCGTAGACGTCGCCGAGCACGGCCGGCGTCTCGGTCCAGCCGCCGCCGCCATCGGGCACCATGGCGCCGGGATTCATCAGCGTCAATGCCTTGTTCCGCCGGCCCGCGGACGCCCTCACGCGACCCCCGGATCGTGATAGGCGCGCAAGAGTTCCCGCACCCCGACCGCGAGCTCCTCGCCGTCCTGGCGCGGCGGCGGGTCGACGTCATCGCCGCGGAACCGATCGAGCTCCGCGGTCTGCAGCAGAATCGCGGCGACCACGACGGGCGGCACGGTCTCGGCCGTCCAGGCATCGGCGACCGCCTTGGCGCGTGCCGTCGTGCTACACCAGCCAACGATGTGCGCCTCGGCCTGGTCGACGAGATCCTGCAGGTCGACCTGATCCGCGGTCGTCGGGAGCCGCAAGCGCCGGGTCACCTGATCCAGCGTCACGAACGTCGCCACGGGTTACCGCCGCCTCGTGTCGTCATAGACCTGCTGCCAGTCGCGCCCCGGCGGCCCCGGCGGGCCGGGCGGGCCGTCTTTGCCGTCCTTGGCGCGTTTGACTTTCAGGGTCCAGGCCTTCGACCCGTCGCCCGGCTTGGTCGTCGTCGCGGTGTGACAGTGCCACTCTGCGCCGGCGGCCGTGACGCTATCGCCCGGCGCATAGGTGCGGGTCTCGGTCCAGACCCCGCGATACAGCGAGACGGGCACCGTGAACGTGCCCAGCACTTTGACGACCTCGCCGCGGATGGCCTTGACGGTGAAGGCGCGTTCGCCGTCATGGTCGACGACGAGGTCGTCAAACCCCACGCCGTCCGCGCCGTTCTGCCCCGGCGGCCCCGGCACGGGCGGGCGCGTCTCGAGCACCGCGACCCGTTCGCGCAACGCGCTCGCGTCCTTGACGACGTCGGCCAGGTGCGCGAGGTCGCGCTCGGTCGCCTCCTGCCGGCGCCGGAGGTCGGCGGTCGCCTGCGCGATGCCGTCGCGCACCACGGGCGCGATCCCCTCCACGAACGCGGCAACCTCGAGCTCGGTCATGCGGCGATCGCTTTCTCGAGGAGCTGGCGCACGGTCGCGGCGACCTGACTCGGCGGCAGCTGCGCGGGCGCGGGCGCCGCCGGTTTCGCGAACGGATCGTCCGCGTCCCGTTTCGCGAGTGCCGCGATGCTAAAGTTTTGCTGCTGCGTCATCGGCGAGTCGCCGCCGGTGACCGGCCCGACGCCGTGATACTTCTTCCGGACTTCGTTGAACGACAAGCCGCCGGTAATCGAGTCGCCCGCCGCCTTCACGCGCGTCGCGGTGTCCATCCAAATCAGATCATCAATATCGAATTCGGTCCCGTACTGTGTGCCGTTGACGGGTTCGAGAATGCCGAGCCCCTCGTCGAGCACTTTCTCGTAGTTGGTGAGCAGTGATTGAATGCACTGCGAGTAGTACTGCTGCAAGAGCGGTTCGACGTTGGCGTAGGGCGGCGGCGGGCCGACGCCAATCATGTACGGCGGGACGTGATAGCACGAGCAGACGGTTTCCGCCGACCACTTCAGCTGCTCAATCAGTTCCGCGTCGACCGCGTTCATCGTGAGCGGCGTGAATTTGACGTCGGTCGTGAAGGCCGCGATCCGGCCGGCGTTCTCGGCCGTGCTGAAGCCTTCAAAATCTGTTTTGAGTTGCGCCAGTTGCTCGGTCGTCATCCCGGCCGGCCCCGTGATGATGCCGCTCGGCCGGGCGCCCTTGGTGAAGAACGTCGCCGAACTGTTCTGCATCGCGAGGCCCTGCGTCGCCGCCAGGCCGCACGCGAAGATCGGCGAGACGCCGACGAGCGGATGAAAGAGGCAGATCATCGTGTCGTGAATGATCTCGCGCGCCGGGACAATGAGCGTGTCTCCCTCGAGGCTGGCCAGGTCGCCCGACAGCGTATCGCGCCGGAGCTCGTAGTAGATCCCGCCATCGGGCGCGACCAGCGGCTTGACGCGACAGGGATCGAGCACGTAGAGCGCGACGACCACGCCGCGCTGATCGCGCTGTTTCAAGACGTAGGTGTTGCCCCAAATCAGCTTGGAACTGATCCACTGTTCGACAAACTTGTTGATGGTCTGGTAGCGGTTCGGAATGCGCAGCACGGGCGAGAAGGCCGGCGAGGTCGCCTCTTCCCAGATCCCGTCGTCGGTCCGCTCGACCAGCCGCAGGCAGAGCTTGCCGATGTCGGACGCAATCAACGTGACGCACGCAAACACGGCGGAATAGGCGAGTACAAGTTCGCGGCGGCCTTCGACGTTGACTTGCCACGCGCCGCTGTAGGGTTCGCGCACGACCAGCGGATACCAGCCGCCGCGGCCATTCGCGACCTCGTGCATCGGCGGCCCGAACGCCTTCGTCACGGCGGCGACGAGCCGCTGCACCAGGTTCACGCCGCCGCGTCTCCCGCGACCCAGGCCGTCCCGTTCCACGCGGCGTGACTGACATCGCCGAGCACGACATGCTGGCCGGTCGTCCACGCCGTCGCCGGGGTCGCGACGACAGCGGCCAGCGCGCCGAGGGTCGCGGGCGCGGTCGCCCCGGCCGGCGTGAAGGTCCCCGGCGTCCCGGCCGTGGCGCCGGTCGCCTGAATCAGTTCGGGCGGCGGCGGCGTCCAGCCCGCGATCGACACGAACCCGATCGCGCGCAGCGTTTCCGCCAGGCGCCGATCGGTGACCGCGTACGTCTCGCCTTCGTCATGGGCGTTGCCGGATTCGGTGTGGTAGAGGCGCGCGACGACGTCGAGGGATTCACCGGCCATGCGACGACCCTTTCAGCTGACGACCTTTGACGAACGGCGCCGCGGCCGCCGGCGCGACGGCCTGACGCTCGGCGAACCCGGCGCGCTCGAGCGTCTCGACGAGCTCGTCGTCGACCGCAATCGTCTCGCCAGGCCGCGCATAGCGGCCGTCCCAGTACCCGTCGCGCCGGACAGTCATCGGGACGGCCATCGGAGGTTACGCCGTGTAGGTCGCGACGGTGTACTGCACGACGCCGGCGCGCGCTTTCTTCCAGTTGATGAACCGTTCCGCGCGGAGCCCGACGTAGTTCATCTGCCACAGCGAGGTCAGGACCGTCGTCGCCGACGGCACCGCATCGGGCGCCGAATCCATCTGCAGCGACGCCTCGCGGCTGACGTCGATCGTCACGCCGCCCTCGTCGGCATACAGAATCTGTTGCGGTTGGATGAGCGCGACGGTCGTCCCGGCCGCCTGCGACGTGATCGCTTTGTAGCCCAGGATGCTGCCGCCGTCCTGCGCCATGCCGGGGAACAGCGGCTGCCCGAGCGCGTTGAGGCCGCTCGACAGCGCGAGCGCGTTGGTCTCGGACAGGATCAGCACCGCCCCGGAGCTCGAGACGCCCGCGACCGTCATCGCATTGGCGAGCGCCTGGACGTCGGTCCGCGCATTGGCCGGCGTCGTGCCCGCGGTCGTGATCGGCGTGACGCCGTTCGTCACCGAGCCCGGCGCGACGCCCGCGACGGCCGCGACCGCCGGATCGATGAACTGCTGGTCGAGGTACTGCGCGATGCCGTTGACCATGTCGCGACGGATCACGGCCTCGGCGTCCGGCGTCGAATTGCGCGCGAGCTCCTCGGTGATGACGATGATGCCGGCGCACTTCGTGATCCCGAGCGTCACCGCCACGAACGCCAGTTTGCCGACCGGCTTCGGGGCGCCCTGGCCGACCCACTGATACGTGCCGCCGCCGGTCTGCGCCGTGACCGAGACATTGAACGGGACTTTCAGAAAGCCGGGAATCTTCCCGAGAATCGTCGCCGGCCGCAGGTACTCGAGAAATTCATCCGTCAGCGGTTTGATCGGCGCGAGCGGCCCCGCCCAGGTCGCGTCGGTCGTCGTGCCGGCGGCGACGGCCGCCTTGAGCACGAGTTCGACCTCGGGCGACGAGTCGTGCCAGCGTTTGGCGTACTCGACCGCCTGCAGCGTCGAGCCCCGCGAGACCGCGAGCGCCTGGCAGTAGCGGATGAACCCGGTGCCCTTCGGCAGCGGACTTGAGATCTGCACACTGTGCGCGCTGCGCTGCGCGCTCGCCTCGGCCGGGGTCGCCGCCGTGATCGGGGTCGCCCGCTTGATGTTGAGTTGTTCCATGTCGCGCAGGTCGACGAGCTCGCGATCGATCGCGGCGACTTCGCCTTTCAGCACGTCGAAACTGGCGCGCTCGGGTTCGGACTTCGTCCGGTTCTCGTCGGTCACGGTCTGTTGAATCGCGTCGAGGCGCGCGACTTTCGCGGCGCGGCTGGTTTCAAACTCGGTGATCCGTTCGGCAAGGGTCATGATCGGCCCATTCGGGCGAGGGTCCCTGGCGCGGGACGCATGAAGGCCTGACGCGGCCTGGTCGAGCGATTTGATCGAGGAAATCGTGGCGCCCGCGTTCGCCGGAATCGCGACGAGCGACAGCTCGAGGATCTCGGTTTTCAGAAACCGATAGCCCATCGTCTCTTTGTTGAATGCTTCCTCGATCGACCGGAACCCGATCGAGACGCCGGCGAGCAGCCCGGCCTTGATCGAGTGCCAGGCTTCCTCGATGCGGTCGCGCACGGCGCCCGGCTCGGCAATCGTCGGCAGCGTCGCCTCGAACTCGAGGCCGTCGGCCGTCGGCGTCTTGAACGTGACCTGTCCGACGGGTTTTTGCGTGTTGTGATACAGCAGCAGCGGCAGCGGATTTTTATAGGTGATGCCGAGCGGTTCGACGACGTCGCCCATACGATCGGGTTCGGGGGTCGACGCGATGCCGGCGATCGTGCGCCGCTCGGCGTCGATCGCCTTGATGTGCAGGACCGCGTACGCGCGCGCCAGGCTCACGCGCGACAGCCTACGTCACCGCCGGACTTTTGTGCCTACACAAGTCCGGCGTTCGGCGTAATCACTGACAAATTCGCCGACCGCCTCGCGAATGATGCCGGACATGCCGACGCCGTTCTCGCTCGCGACGCGCCGGAGCTCGAGACGTTGCGCCGGCGTGACGCGCACCGCGATCCGCGTGGTCGAGGGTCCGTCGCCGAGCGGTTTGCGTCCGGTACGTTTGTTCATGGCGTCACCCCATCACGACCATCTGATACACCGGCGGCGGCGCCTGCGCGCGATTCCGATCCAGCAGGTCGACCGCCATGATTAGCGCGACGACCCCGTCAATCCGTTCCGTCGATTTCACTTTCGACGGTTTCAAATTCCCCGACGGGTCGCTCTCGACCGCGACGTTGGAGATATTCCAGC